TGAACTTGTTTTTCTTCTGACTTTGGTTTTTCCTGCTCTTTTATTTCTACACCTTTTGGTTCTTGAGCAGCTGGCTGTGCTGCAACTTCTTCTTGCTCTTCTTCGTCTGGAATAATAATTCCAACTATTGCATCAATTACATCAACTAGAGCCTCAAGGGCTAATCTTGTTTGACCATTTGATACTGCTCTTTTAAAGACTTCAAGAATATCTTCTTCTGGATTTTGACTTGTATTTAATTTTTCATTAACATTAAACATTATCATCTTCTTTCGTTACATCTGATTCTATTACAGTATACTCTTCTGCGAGTAAAGATTCAATTACTGATAAAAAATTACTATCGTATCTTTTTATATCTGGAGAATTATTTCTTCCATTTTGATTCATTGGTCTCATATTATTTCCAACGCCTCTTCTGTTATTTGGAAGATTTCTTTGACCTTTAGCTGCGGGTTTTTGCCCATCAGAAGTCTTTGGATCTGGAGCCTGATTTGTCGATTGTGCTGCTGCGGCAGCTTTTAATTGCATGTCGCTTTGTATGCCAGCAAAAGTATTTTCCACGTCTAGATCTGAATCATAACCCAATTCCAATCTTGCTTCTTCTGCTGTTATAAGATTGTTTACATATTTTTGAATAATATGATTTTCTTTTTTAACTTGCGTATCAACATCAATTTCTTTAAACTTAAAGAAACATCTATCTGATTGACCGCTTTCTATAGGATTTGAGATTGGATCAAAGCCACCCTCAAATAATAGTTCATTAAATATATTTAATCTTACCATTTCTGAGAAAAGTTTTTGCATCTGTTTAATTCTGTCGTACAGTGCAACATCCAATCTTTCTGTAACGGATCTGTTACCGCCATTCATTGACATTCCAAGATGGTGCGGCGCAACACCCAATCCAATCGCAACTCTTTCTTTAAAATGATCTAAATACTTACTTGCATCTAGGGCAGCATTCTGTGATCCTATTACTTCAACATCATGTCTAAATGGTAGTATTAATCCACCTTCTGCTCTTAAATTCTCTATTTCAACAGCTGCTTGTGTTATTTCGTCTGGTTCAGCTGGTTGTTCTGCAGTTCCAATCTTGTATTTATACAACGGAAATAATTCTCTATGAACTAAGTTTTGGATATCTTCTTCTATTTGTCTTAACGCAATTACGTCATCAACAACATTAATCAAAAACGGAGTACCAAAAGCTCTTCCGGTTTTTCTATCTAAATGCAGATGAATTACTTTTTCTGCAGTCCAAGTTGGAGTACCCTCCATCGGCATGTACGTTAATGGATCAGTTTGTTGCTGATATGACTTTGGTCTATTGTGTTTATCTCTATAGATTCTTACTTGTTCAGTTGGAATCAAATAATAACCAACTATTGGTAAATCACCAGACATTGGATTTAATTTACCAGGAAAATATTCTGTTAGATCACCTCTTGCCTTTACAATAAAGGCATTGGCATACTTGAAAAGTTGATCGGAAACTTCTGAAAGAAAATCCAAAAAAGGTCTCTTCATTGCTATTTCCATAAAGTCTATTCTTTGATATAAATAAGAAACAGCTTCCGGATTTTCCGAAACTATTTCCCATCCTTCTTTCCAGAAAAGTTCTTTATATTTAGACATAGCAGACTTAACATACGAATCTGTGTCAACCATTTGAACAAGTCTTTCAAAATCATACGAAGGACGTTCAAAATTAGCTCTAGTATTATAATAATAATTTGTACCCTGAAAACCAAGAGCTAGTGAAGCGACTTTCATAGCTTTTGAAAGCCCCTTAACCTGTTCTGGTTCAAGAGACTTAGCTACAAAGTCATAATTAGAATTAGCCCCCTGAAAGGGTAAAAAATCTCGTAATGGCATAGCCCATCCTTATTATTGCCTATGACTTAATAGTAGACCTATTTTGGGTAGGCTGTAATATATTATTACTTTTCAATCATTCCTGCGGCTTCAAAGGTCTTCTTTATAATCAAATCCTTGACTGCCTCAAGCCAAAAAACTGTTTCAGCTTCTGTAAAATCACTCTTATATGCAAGGTTTTTTTCTGAAATCTTAATTTCAACAATAAATTCTGTCTTAACCTCTGGTGTATCGCTCATGACATTTTTCCTTTCATGGATTCTATTTTTGATACCAACTGTTTAATTGTAGCATCTTTGACTACGATCTCTGTCATTAATTGACTAATTTTTTCTTGAAAAGATGCAATTATTAAATTAACATCTAAATTTCCAGAATCATCAGATCTTACCTCTGGGGTTAAAATAGGTTGTTCTTGCCCGAAAGGCTTTGTAATCTTAGACATCTAGGTATTATATCAACTATTTAATCTTGATTCAAGTTCTTTTACTTTTGCGTCTAACTGCTGAACAGCTTTTACGAGCAATGGTATAAATTCCATTTCTTTCCACATTCTAGGTTTCCAGCTCGAAAAATCAAATGCACCTCCTGGCTGATCGTATGGTATTGATAAATCTGAAGCTTCATAAATTGCAAGACCTGGTTGATCTTCTGCTATTTCTTCAGCTATAAATCCGATATGATTTATTTAACTCATTAATTTGTTTTGCTTCTTCAGTCCAAGGTTGTTCAGTCCAGGGATCTAGTTTATCCGCATAATCTATTTTCCAATTAAATTTTCTTGGTCTTACCGAATTAAGAATGTTCAATGCATCAGGTATATCCTCTATATTAAATTTATATTCTCTTTTTGATCCAGTAGAACATATAGTTTGTATGCCACCAATATAGTGAATTCTTGCTGTTTCTGCGCTGCCGGTTGATCCAAATGTACCGCTACACCTGTATCTAAATCCTGCGTCTATTGTTATATTTCTTCCAAACATTGATCCGGCGGAATCAACTTGAAAATTTCCTCCTATATCAATATATCCTCCAATAACTGCAGAGCCAGAAATTATTCCTGCAGAAACTGTTGTTCCAACAATAGTTCCACCAATAATTCTATCTCCAGAAAGTGTTCCAACAGTAATCAAATCAGCGTTTATTGATCCTGTTGTAATTTTACCACCGCTGATATTAGTTACGCTATCATTAATTCTAGCTTCTAGCTCACCTGGTGCAATTCTTGTTATAGCCTCTGAGTAGGCGTCGTCTGCTGTATTTTGTGCCGATACTGCAATTGCATTTGCAGAAATTGCAACACTGTATGCATTAGACGCATTAGATTCTGCGTTATTAATTAAAGTAAGAGTATTGCCACCTGTAATATTAACATTTCCAGTTATAGTTAAAGTTGAACCATCCCAGGTTAATTTATTTCCTAAAGAAAATTTAGAGGTATCATCAACATAAAATGGCGTATTTGTGTTAGCGTATTCGCCAGTTCCAAGATAAATTTTTGAATTACTTGAAATAACAGTATTGCCAGTTAAAGTCAAGTTTTTAGTCGTAATCGTATTAGCCGTAACATCGCCTTCTTTTAAAACCTTAAAAGGTGCTGCAGCTAGTGTTCCAGATCCTGACCATAAGTCACCATCTGTATTTACGTGAAAAGAACCAGAGTCAAATCCACCAATATCAATGGAGCCAACAATTGTTGCATCGTAGAAATATGATTTACCTTGTCCATTAATTAGCCAACCAGTAGTAGCGTTTGCATAGCTGCCATCACCAACTGCTACTCCATCAAATGTCGATGATTTAATAATTGATTGTGCTCCAGCCATTGTTATGGTGTGAGCACCTATTGTTCCTGCGGTTATTTTAGAAGCCGTTAGGTCTATGATATGAGCGGAATCTATTAACGTAGTTGCTGTTGATGCAACTATTGGCGTCCAAGAAGATTCATTACCTGTTGTATCAATTGATTGCACTCTACAGAAATAAAGTTTTTCAGTAGTAGTTGTTGTTGTAATGCCAGTATTTGAATCTATTGTATTTTGAGTTTCGGAATTTTGAGGAACATCTATTGTTATTACGTTTGCTGCAGAAAAACCAGATAAATACGGAGTTGCATTGTTTATGATTTCGTACGTTGAACCATTTTGACCTATATCTTCTGGAAGATAAACTTCATAATTATATCCTCTTAAATCTGGTTCGTTGGAAGGATTAAAACTAATCATTATAGATTTATAGTTTCCAACTATAACTAGATTTCCCAAATCTGCTGGTTGTGTCAAATCAGATGGTATTGTAAACCTTACAGCGGATACTGGATCTAGTGTTGCATTTACATCTGCGTCTTTTGGTTTTACCGTGACAAGATACTGCTTACCGAGGCTTTAGATTCTGAATTGTTTTTTTTATTTTAGCCATTATCTAACTCCACCAATACTTTTAAAAGATAAGTCTGGATTAATTTCTTGTTTATCTAAACTTAGATAAAAATTTCTTAAAAAAGAAACTTTATTTATTTTTATAGATTTTCCTGTTGAAAGTATATTTTTATCCTCTAGTGTTTCTATCTCTAAAATATATTCTAGATAATCTAAATCTGTTTTTTCAAAAATAACTGAATTTGACTCTGCGTTAGAGTAACAATCTACTTCTGTCCAATCTAAGGCGATCTTTTCCTCTTCGTTTTGTGCGTATGTAGTTGAAATTATTCTTAATCTAAGCTTTCCATAACTAGGACCTTTTGATCCAAAAATTTTAATATTTGGTCCGGTAAACTTACAGCTACATTTTGCTCCAGTTTTAGTAGATTGACTTTCTACCCAATCAATACCATCATTGAAAAATGCTAACTTATAGTAACCGGTAGATTGTCTTGATATTTCTGTTTGATACACATCTATACTTGGTGGTGTGGCACTATAGTAAATGCTATAGCCTGGGCTTGATTCTAGTGAGTTTATTAAAGTATTTGGATAAAGAATATACTCATATACCGTAGAAGAATCGTCTTGTACTGGTGTTGCATGAATATACTTTATGTTTTCGGATCCATAATAAATTTCATATTCACCAGAAGGAAGTGAGCTATCTTTATGGTCTTTAGCTGATTTAAAATATAGTATATTATCTACAATTTTGGATACTACAGGTGTTGCGGCATTGGTCGTGCTGAATGCGGATTCTGTATAG